AACTTGAATGACGGTGACAAGCTCATCAACGGTTTTAATCTCTAGCTTCATTTGGCTGGCTCCGCAGGTGGTTGAACATCACCAACCTTTTTATCCAAGATGGGCGCAACTAAATATTCTGGACATAGCTGCGAAAACAAACAGCGCGGCTTCTGGCACTCTGCTTTGTAGAAGTTGTCAGGGTTCTGGCAAGTGTACCGGTACCTATCTTCGCAGCCAGCCAACAGTAGCAGTAAAAGAAGGTATTTCATAGCCCCAACATCTTTAAAAATTTGTTGACAATTTTGTCAGACAGATCATTAGGAAGGAAGCGCAGGAAGCCAACAACGTACCAAGCCACGCACATACGGACGAAAATCTTGAGGAACAGGTCAAATTGTTTTTGGTATTCATTCACTTCCCATGCCTTTTATTGCCAGTTAACCGGCTCGCACATGATCTCCATATTAATGGCAATCCGAAAATCATCTGTATTACTCTGATGAGGTTGATGCTTTAAGTGGTTTGGAAAGATTACCAAGTCACCAGCCCGTGGTTTAAAGCAAAACACTTCATTGTTTTCTTCATCGTAGAAGCTAATGCCACCCTCTTTGTAAGACTTGGTCTTTGGAACCTGGAGATAGTAAACCGCATTAATGACGCTGGTACGCATATGATCATGGATTCCGCCACGATAGAAGTCTTTGTTCGTAAGGTATGCCCAGCAAGTCCTTTTATTGTTTTCCAATAACTCTAGGCCATCAAACAAATCTTCAGCTATCTCAAGAAGCTTGCGGTACAACTCATCAAACGATTCTCTGTTTGACTTCAAAGGGAAGCTATTACCTTTTGTATATACATACTTGGCGTGCTCAAATATGACACTCTGCGCCATTGAGTTTTTATTGGAATGCTCTCCAATATTAAAAATGTATAAAGGTAACTTTTTCACCGACCACACCTTGTCTGCGCACAAACGTCGCGTAATTCTGTCAAAGCAAACGCCATGAAAGCCAACAAAGCAACAACTGCCAGACCGCCAATCAGCCAAGCCATCTGCTCTTCTTCAGCTTCTTTTTGTTTCTTCTCTTCTGCGCGCAGGGCCGCCGTTTCCTTGGCATCATCCCGATCCATTTCGGCTTGTTTGGCCTTGGCTTTATTCCACACATCGATGCGTCCAGTTTGCATGAAGAGCATCTTCAGCTCCTCCTCAAACCGCTTTGCCTCATCGAGCGCCATCTCAATTTGAAGCGCCGCACCTAAGTTAGACTTGTTGCCCGAACGCTTGGCCTGAAGCATGGCCTTGGTAGCCACACTCTTGGCATCAAACATCTTGCCGATCATCGGCATCAAGCCGCCTAGGTCATTGGCCACCTTGCTGGCCTTTTTGACCATCCCGATTGCACTCTGTAACCCCTCCAGTGCTGCTATGGGGTCGATTGGAATCATGACCAAATCCAAAGAATCGTAAACGTCCCCCACACAATGAAGGTGAGGATACAGGCTGCAATCACAAAGACTTCAGCCCAGTCCTGCATACTAAGAGCCTTCTAGCTTCTTGACTTTTTCCCAGTAGTCATTTGGTACAGGCTGACCTGACAGTGGATCATGCTGTTCACCGTAAATGTCTTCTAGGACTTCGCCATTCATGTTGCGAAGAGCAAACACACAGTAGTACGTCACGTTGTCAGATAGCGCGGTAATTTTGTGGTTGTGCTCTTTGCGAATCACAATGAACGTAGGCGCAGTAAATTCTTTGGGCGGTTTGCCCTCAACTTCAACCTGCACCTTGCCTGAAGCAAGCAAAGTCACATGGTCAAACTTGTGCTTATGGCCGGGGTTCGAGTCCCCAGCCTTACCAATAACATGCTGGCGAACCCAGATGTTACCAAACGCGCCTAGTTCATGGTACAGGTTCATACTGACTCAACAGGTGTACCAGCATCCCAAGATTGGGTGTTCTCATTCCACTGGTATGGGCCACCAGAAGTTGGCATTGCAACAGGAGCTTCCCAGATGCAAGTCTCTTCGTTCAGGATCCATGATGGGTATGGTTGTGGCTGATAAAACGCATCGCGTTCTTTGTCATAGATGTAGCCAATCCCAGCGTAGTTTTTACGCAGTGGCGTGCCGCCCAAACGGTGTTGACCAGCATGTGTGTTGTATGAAGTTTGCACAAACAAAGAAGGATCGCCCCAGTGTCCAAGCGCTAAAACTTCGGCTTCAGCAACGTGAACTTCAGTCACGATACCGTTAACTACTTTTGCAAAATGACCCATTTATTGCTCCTTAAAAAGTGATTGAACCGTTGCCAGTCCAGTAATAAATTCTGTACCCGTTAGCGGTTAAAGTTGTTGGTGAACCTGTTGTAGAAGTCGCCGCTGGGTATGTGGAGGGGTATCTTAGAGCAACAAAGCCAGAACCACCAGATCCGCCGCTGTACCCATACGCAGCACTACTGCTTCCATTGGCAGCACCGCCGCCCCCACCGCCTGTATTGGCAGAGCCAGCAGAGCCATTGCCAGTAGTAGATCCGTTGCCACCACCACCTTGGCCACCAATGCCTGCAATTGAGTATGTATTAGCACCGCCACCACCGCCACCACCAGCATAAACAGTTCGTGTTCCTGTGATGTCTGAAGCTAAACCATTCCCGCCATTGCTGGCATTACCGCTATACAACGCTTTAGCTGGTATTTGACCCGCCCCACCACCACCAGCGCAGGAATCGGGAAGATTGCGGCCACCACCACCGCCTACACCGCCATTATTTCCTTGACCCGCTATACCGCCGCCAGAAGTGTAGCCGCCGTTATAACCAAATGCGCCACCGCCACCAGATCCGCCGTTGTTGCCGGGTACATCCACGCCGCCACCACCGCCGCCTCCGATTGCAATAACACTGCCAAGTACGCTGTTAGAACCATTGTTTCCGTTAGATTGCGAACCACCACCAGAGCCCGCGCCCCCAGCACCTACGGTGACTGTGATAGCAGTTCCAATGGTTACACCCATAAAACCTGTAATCATTCCACCAGCGCCGCCGCCGCCACCTTGATTCCAGTTGTCACCCCTTCCGCCTCCGCCGCCACCACCAGCCACGACCAAATACTCCACGTTCTGAAGAACTGGGTTTGTCCACTGGTTATTTTTCAGTGCTTGCGCCGCTTGGTTGAGAGTCCACACTCCTGAAAGTTGTGCCATGATTCTTGCCTTTACTTAAATGGTTTGCCAGTAACCCAGCACACCAGACTGTAGCGTGTACCTTTGGTCACGGGCGTAACTTGGTGGAGTACATAGCTTGGGAATGCAATCAATTTACCCTGTTGTTTTTCAGGTGTTGTTGCCTCCATGCCGGGGCCAATGTACAAATTCAAATCGCCGCCTTCGTACTCACTTGGGTCCGTCAGTTGAATAGTCAAAGACAGTTTGCGCGGCATTCCATCAAGCATTTTGTCAATATGCGCGTCGTACTTGCCTGTTGGCGCGTCGTACCTTGTGAACTGCAAACCTTCAGCCAAACCATACAAATCAAAATTGAAATATTGGCCGTTTAAGTTTAAAGCCGCTCCCACAACACGCTCAAAAATCCATCGAGTGTCTGTGTTTGGGAACACCCATGACACATGGCTTTGGCGGGTTGATGCGTCTTCAACGTTATCATTTTGGATTTTTGCAACTGTAGGATTCAACGATTCCCCCAGCGCGATAATTTGCTGGCACTCTTCTTTTGTAAAAATGCCATTCATGTACGCATAATTCTGCACGGCATCTGTTTCAAATGCCCACAAGGTGCTTCGCGTAAATTGTTTGTTGTTTTCCATGCTTAGACTGTAAACGTGCCGTTAGATGTCCAAGTATAAATTTGGTACCCATCCACAAAATTAACTTGTGGGTTGCCTGTGGTTGAAGCAAATGCGGCTTGATTAGCTGGGTAACGAATGATTGCAATACCGGAGCCTCCGTTACCGCCGTTACCAGTTGATCCAGCCCCACCACCGCCACCACCACTTCCAGTATTTCCTACGGCATCATACCCACGCCCACCGTAAGCCGCCCCATCACCACCACCGGCAGAGCCGTGACCATTGCCAGTACTGTTGTTGCATTGACCGCCGCCGCCGCCAGCGTAAAACTGACGAGTTCCGCTAATAGAGGAACAGAAACCTGCTCCTCCGTTGCCGCCAATATTGCTGGAAGCTGGTGTGCTCGTACCTACACCCCCTGCCCCGCCGCCGCCAGAGCCAGAGGTGTACCCATTGCCAGCGCCGCCAGCAAAACCTTGACCAGAGACGCCAGTACCACCGGGGCCACCGCCTCCGTATGAGCCACCACCAGAACCACCGTTCTGCCCTGTGCCAGTATCAGTTCCAGCGCCCCCGCCACCGCCTGTGCAACTAATACTTGCACCGCCAGTCAATGAAGAAGCTGATCCGTTGTTACCCGCACCGCTAGATTTACCTGCACCACCAGCGCCGATAGTAAGTGTGTACGTAGCGCCAGTAACTACGGTATAACCCGTTGCAGTCAACAAGCCGCCTGCACCTCCGCCTGAATAAACACCGCCACCGCCACCTGCTACGACAAGGTATTCGACAGACGTAGGCTTATCTCCCGACAACGGGTTGTACGATGCTGTGATAAACCCACCTTGATAAGATGACATTTCTTTTCCTTAAAAGGTGATTGATCCGTTGCCAGTCCAAGTGTACACACGGTTTTTGTAGCCCGGTACAGTAAAAGGCGATAAAGAACTCCATGTTGGTGCGGTGGCAGTTGTAGAATTTGGGGAGAATCCGTTGGTAGAGCTATCGTTCAAGTATCCACCAGATATAGTGCTTAACAACAGCGATGTTCCGGACACAGCAGTCAATGGTGTTGTGCTTGGCGTAAAGTTTGATGTGTACAGTGCGGTACCTTTAACAATTCGCAAATTGGAAATGTTTGCTGCAAGATACCCTACACCACCATTTCCTATAACCAAATTCCCGGATACTCCGTAACTTGTTGGGTCTATATATGGTGAAGCACCTTGTGCAACACCGTCGTAAAAAATTCTATTAGATGTACCACTACGACAAACAGCGATATGGTGCCATGCGCCATTCGTAATGGCTGAACCACTAATGCTATACAAGTTTGTTACGTCTTTAATAGACTGCCAATACATTGTATTTGCTGCAAGTGTCAAATTAAACCCACCTGTAACACCAACAATATCACCTGATACATCGGATGTGTTTATCCAAAACTCAACCGTGAAGTCTCCCGTTCCCATACCAAAAACAGCATTACTTGCAAAAGTTAAAGTTTGCGTTGTGCCGTTTAATAGCATACTACCAGACCCACTTGTACTTACAGTGGGTGAACCTGTTGTAGATGTTGGAGCCACGTAGGTGTCAGGGTATGAGATTACGACAATTCCTGATCCACCGTTACCACCGTTAGACGCACCGCCATTTGTTGATGCGCCGCCACCGCCGCCACCTGTGTTTGCTGTGCCAGCAGTCCCCGGACTATTGCCAGCGGAATCACCACCAGCGCCTCCGCCACCAGAACCACCGGGGCCGTTGTACCCGCTTGCGCCGCGCATGTAGCATCCAGCCCCGCCACCACCAGCATAGGCTGTCACGGTTCCTGTAATTGCAGAAGCCGCGCCGGGGCCACCAGAACCTGCTGGGCCTTCGCCTTGGCCATTGAGACCGCGTGATCCTGCACCGCCGCCGCCTCCGGGGGCTGGGCCAGTACCTGAACCACCTGTGCCGCCGGGATTACCCTGACCTGCTACAGCCGAACCGATTGTTCCAGTCCCACTAGTTGAAGGGCCACCACCGTTACCACCGCCAGAACCTCCAGCAGAGCCAGAACCTTGCCCAGAACAACCACCACCACCGCCTGTGGCAACGATACTTCCAAAAACTGAATTTGAACCGTTGGGCCCTTGACTACTTCCACCGGTTCCACCTGCGCCAACGGTAACAGTAATCGCTGATCCAGCAGTAACAGTGGTGACACCCGTAAGAAAACCACCGCCACCGCCACCACCCGCATATCCGCCACCGCCAGCGCCGCCGCCAGCAACCACCAAATACTCAACTACAGGCGGTTTTTGCCCAGACCACGCGCTTTGTTGAATGGCTTGGTTAACTTGTTTGAGATTGAATAATCCGTTTGCCATAAAACCTCAAAATGTAATTGTGCCGTTGGCAATGAATCTGTACACACGATAGCCATTGGCAATGTATGTTTCTGGTGAACCTGTGGTTGAGGTTGCTGGGGCCATGTATGAAGGATAGCGAAGGATCACGACACCAGAACCGCCACTGCCACCAACAAGCTTTGTTGAAGTAACGCTCCAAGAGCCTCCACCTCCACTGCCAGTATTTGCCGCGCCACCTGTAGCTCCAAAGTACCCCTCATTAGTTCCGTTATATCCGCCAGTACCTGCATTGGTAGAGCCGCCATACGCGCCATAGCCACCGTATGTTCCAGAACCACCCCCACCACCACCTGCGGCGTAGGCCACCTTAACACCAGAAATACCCGAAGACAGCCCGGGGCCGCCCATTCCTGCTACGTTATTACTCCAATTGGGAGACTGCCCAGCACCGCCAGCACCGCCACCGCCAGATCCGTTAAATCCAGCATTGGCCGAACCACCGGGGTAGCCTTGGCCGGGTGTTCCAGCGTTAGCTGATCCAGAATTTGTACCGCCGCCAGAACCACCAGCAGAGTACGGACCACCACCGCCAACAGCGGTAATATTCCCAAACGAAGAGTTTGAACCGTTGTTACTTGAATTACGGCCTGTTCCAACACCACCAGCGCCAACTGTAATGGTGATGCTCGTACCCATAGATACGGGGTAATTGATGCCCGTAAGCAAGCCCCCACCACCGCCACCGGGGCACTCATTGCCACCACTCGATGCCGCACCGCCCCCGCCACCAGCGACGACAAGGTACTCCACCGACGTTACGGGTGAATTGATACCATTAAGCCCGACGGAAAGAGTTCCGCCCGTATATCTTTGAGACATAAAAGTCTCCTATCAGGTAATAGCTTCGAAGCTTGCTGTGTAGGTCAAGGCTGAGCCTGTGCCAGATGTCACGCCAACAGACTGGTTCTCCGTCACATAGAACGAAGTTGTCTTATCGGTCACAATCAACGAAGAGTTTGGCGGCACGCTAATTTGGTATGCCAAATATGCAATCACAGTACCGCTACCAAACGTCGCGTTGTTAGCGATTGCCACAGTCGCAGTAGCCGCAGTCGCTGTTGTATTTGAGACAACAATCGAGTCAATCTTATTTACAGTACCAGCTGCCGGTGTCAGACCAGTCAGTGATGTTGTGCCGTTGTACGTCCAAGATGTTGTAGCACCTGTGGTCGAGGGAATTACATACGCCGTATTGCCATAGATGCTCGTGACGGCGACGATATTTGGATTTGCCATGTTAGCTCCTTAGATTAACCGAAGACAATCGCCATCGCGATAGCTTTACCTGTTGATGCCCCACCAAGATTGGAGAGCGCCTGTGCTGCTGTAGTTGCGTTTGTACCACCGTTTGCAATCGCCAGCGTACCAGCAACTGTAACCGCGCCAGATGTGGCCGTGGATGGTGTCAAACCTGTAGAACCAAAGCTGATTGTCGTAACACCGTCAGCAACACTGGAAGACACCTTTACATAATCAGTGCCGTTGAAGTATACAAAGCACAGTTCGCCAACAGCAATTGACACACCGGTCTGGCCGGAAGCTTTAAAGGTTACTGTACCACCAGTAGCAGCATTCTCCACCATGTAGATCTTGCTGTAGCTTGGCGCTGTAATAACTTTGGTTGTGGTCAGTGTGCCCGTAACACGGATCGCCATGTACTGGGCTGTGGTTGAACCAATGTTTGAGGCGGACGCATCACCTGTTGTGTTTGCCAGCGTGATTGCGCCATCACCTGCAAAAGATAGGGTACCTGCAATAGCAATATTAATGTACTCTGTGATACCGTTATTGACGGTATTACCCCACGTGCCAGAGAGCGTACCCTGCGTTGGGGTGACTAGCCCTAGTTGTCCTGTTGTCGCTGCCATTTAATAGCTCCTATGGTGTGGTTGTGATGTTAGTCCAACCAGCAGTTTGGGTGTTTCCAATATTTTGCCAGTTTGCTGTTTGCGTGTCATCAATTATTTCCCAAGTTTTTCTGATTGACTCAGAAGAAGTAATTGCCATGGTATCAGTTACAGATGGGGCATACGTCGTTGCCGCGCTTTCAGCATCTTCAATAGCCCCAATTATTTCATCCAAGAACTTGGCAAAAGTTGCTGCTACTGTCTCAGTTGTCTCCGTTGCCGCAGTTTCCTCTACAACAAGTGTTGTATAAATCGTAGCCGCGATCTCCGATGTAGAGCTTACGGCTGTTTCGTCAACAGTTGCATTAAAGAACGATCCAACAAGCTGCTCAGTTGAAGTGGCCGCCGTCTCCGCCAAAGTAAGGGCAAAGGTTGCTGCTACTGATTCTTCGGTTGCTGTTGCCGCCGTTTCACTTATAGACTTGGCAAAAGTTGCAGCGACTGCCTCTGCCGTAGATGTAGCTGACGATTCGCTTACATCAGCGGTATAACCTGTTATTACAGTCTCAGCGGCAACTATTGCCGCAGTCTCGTCAACCGCAAAAGCAAAGGTGGCTTGAACTGTCTCTGAGTCCGATATTGCGCCAAGGCCACCCCAGCTTAAATCCCCCCAAGCCCCTTCGCCCCACGAGTTGGCGGTAGAGATTGATTCACTGACAGAGACTTCATAGACAACGGGCAGTCCTCCCCACGAAGAGGAACCCCAGTCGCTATCGCCCCATGCCAGAGCCATCTTATGTCAATGAGCAAGAGTAAGAAACCGCAATCGTGTCACCTGAAACAACCGCTTTTGAGCTACTAAAGTCACCTGCAGAAAACAAAGTTCCTGTAGTGTTGTCGATTGTTGCAGAGCCACCGATGTTGATAAAGCAGCCAGCCACTGTACCTGTAGAAGTGATGGCAAACGTAGACGCAGAAGATGTCGACTTAGTGCAAGTCGTACCGCTGACGTAAGCGGCAGCAGCAAATGTAGGAGTCTTACGGTTGCCAGAATATGTAGGTGCATTAGCCAAACCAACTTCCAGCCACCCAGCATGGGATGCTTGTGTGTCAGTAATAGACGCAGTGCCTGTACCCTTCAAGCCCATAACCACTGCGCCAGCGGCAGAGTTACCAAGGATGGTGTCCAGCGTCAAATTCTTGCCCACGGTTGTGACCAAGTTTTCAATAGCGTCTTCCCATTTGACGTTGCCGTCTTTGTCATAACAAACGGCAAAATAGCGGCCTTCAATGGTCGCTGTGTCAGACGGGGCTGTGTTGTAGCCAGTAGATGCTTCGCATTTATCTGAGGCTGAGATTTTGTCTAAAGACATACTAACTCCTTATAAAAGTCTAATTAACGCAGAGGTGCTTGTATCTGCGGGCATTGTCACAGTAAACGTGTTGTTTGAAATCTTGTCATTACCAAAATCAAGAACGCAAACTGCGCCATTATCACCAGCTTTGTAGATCAAAGCACCACGCGCTGTAATCGAGCCAGTCCAGCTAGGACTACTAAATGTTACATACACAACACTACCTGCTGGGGTAGCTGATGAATTTACTGTAGCCGTTACAACCTGGCCACCGGCGGAATAATTTCCACCGGACGCCTCACCAGTTGTTGTATATGCAGTAGTGGTCTGATCTAGCGACGCTGCGTTTGTATATAACGCCAGATAAAAAGTATCCGTAGTTAAATTGATCGTGCCGTTGGCAAGACCAGAACGCAGCGTGTTGCAAGAATAGTTGCCGGTAAAAGCCATTAGGTCACCTTCTGACGATACTGACCAGAACGATAAGCATCTTGACGTTCCATGCCATCACCCAGACGTTTAGCCAACCCAAGGGCCTCTTGGTACTTAGTGTTGTAGAACGCCATGATATCTTGCTCACCCTTCATGTAGGTATAAGCTTCAACCAAAGAGCCGTACAACAACACAGAGTCAAAGTTGTCACCAAGCCAAGATGTTTCAGCGGTAACAATTGATTCTGGGTAATAGTAGTAATGCAACTCAACGTTGTACGTTGTGTCTGGTGTTGGACCGAGGATAAATGTCAACTCATCCACATTATCAGAACGTGGTCCAAACAAAGCGTAGTATTTAGGAAGCCCTGTATCGTCAGCCTGGGGATACGCCTGGCGAATATAGTTAACATCTTTGTTTAACAAATACTCATACGTACCAGACTCAAGCGTACCATCAACAACAGCCATAGAGTAAACAGCCAAGAAATCCAATGGGCATTGTAAATACTTGTTGTTTGCCGTAGTAACGCCAGTCACATTCTTGCGAAGGGATGGGAACTGTACGGTGTTGTAAATACGCTGCTCAGCTTGTTTGACGAAGACAGGAATCTCCGCCACGAAGTTAGCCTCCGTGTTTTCGGTATACGCCTGAATAGCGTCGCTGAGCTCAGTGTAATTCATGCCATTGGGCCTCGTGCCATGACGCCTTTAGTAGCTGCGCCTGTGCCGCGAATCTTAATGCCATTTGTCTTTGTTGGCTCATCACCAGCAGACTTGCTAATGGCACCAATAGACATATCCAGCGTATCAGCTTTGCTACGATTTGGGCGTGCATTCAACGCAGGTGTAGCCTCTTTATAACGACCAGCATAAACAGATGCAGGCTTGTTATCACGGTTAGCGCCAGTCTTAACTGGTGGGCTGTTTTTGGTAGTAGGTTTAACTTGAGCAACCATGATTAACCTCCGCGCTGGTTCATTGCGCGAGCCATGTTACGGCCTACTTTGCGCATTTCCATGCCAGTAACTGTCTTTGCGCCGCCTGATTTTTTAGCGCCGCTTTGAATTCCAACCATTGGACCGCTGTCGCCCAGGTTCTTACCTTTGGTCTTACCAGTTTTGGTAATTCCGTCTGCCGCTTTTGTGTATGCCATGTTCGACTCCTTATGTCGTTGTAACTGATACTGTACCAAGTTCTATGGTTAAAACCAAGTTATTTGGCGTCAAACCATCATCAAAATTTCTAGATCCACCAACTGGGTTCCAGCCCCATTGAAAAATCCTACTACCAGCTTCTGGGTACCCAAAACCATTAGGTGCCGTACTGTCTGTCGTAAGAATCTGCAACCCGCTTTGACCCGATACTCGGTAGCTCACATCAGGGCGTGGCTCGCGTACAGCCTGAGGATCATCAACTGGGTACATACCCAATTGCAACTGAGGGTGATCAGGGTCCCAACAAGAGCGGCAAACTTTAATCTTATATGGCTTGGTCTTAACTGTCTGGGTGCGCAGCTCCTTGAGCATGTACCGCCCATCACAGCGGTCACACTCAGCAATTGCATACTTACCAGAAGCAAACCGATTAGGCATGGTAGAACAAGTTCCTTGGCACAAAACGCAAAGGAGAAGTATCACGATCTTCAGCCGCTGCCAATTCCCACTGCTGTTCGTAGTCTGCCTTCAAAGCCGCAACACGGTTTGGATCAACGTCAGGCAACTTCATGCTCAGCAAGTAAGCCAATCCAGCAACCATACATGGAATAAAGCGGAAAGGAATGTCTTGGATGGATGTACCGGTGCCTGCATCTTGAATGCGGCGCATGCGGTAATACACAAACATATACTGATCGCCAGGTGCGTTTGGCGTTGGCCACACATTAATGGCCGGCAGGTTCTGAACTGTCAGAATTGCGCCATCCGCATGGCTTGCGGCAGTAGTACCGTTTTGCCCGCGAGCACAGTTAATTAACTGATTTGTTGCTGGGTTTACATTCGGGTAGCTAATTGTTTCATTGCCAATCTTAATGAAACCAGAAGTAGTCAAATTGGCCACATTAGATACTGTGATCGTAGTATCTGAAGACGTAATGCCGCCTGTTTGATCAATGACAACATCCGTAAGGTTTTCTTGACCGGACTGGCGGTTGTACCAAACCTGAATTGGGCGACCCTGTGCCAGCTTATTAGGCAAGCTCATGTACGTAGATTCGGAAATGCTACTGATGTTGATATCAATCTGGTTAGAAGTGCCGTTGCTCTGACGAATAACGGTGTCCAGCAGATTGATTGTGTCCGTAGGCATGGGGTACATAGCCTGACCCGTAACCATTGGAATCTGACCCTGTTCAACTGTCCAGAAATTCAAACCGCGATTAGCCCACTCAATCGTCAAAAGGTTTAACGAACGGCGGGCTGTGCGAAAGTTGTAGCCAGTACGCAATTCCTGGCCACAACGCTCAAACGCCTCTTCAATGAGGTCGTTGATGTCCAAATTAAAGGCTGTTGTTCCAGTGGTCTTTGCCATTATTTCTTCGCAGTCTTAGCAGATTTTATGAACGCTTGCTTAGTTGGCGCACCCTTGCTACCAGGCTTACGCATTTTTTCACCAGAGCCTGCCGCAATCCTTTTACGCTTGGCATTGATGTTGGCATAGAGGCCAACAGGTCCACCTTCAGCGTATTGGGTAAAGTCCGTGTCATCCCGACGGGCCTTTTTAACTCCCTTAGGCATTTTAGATGGGGCAATAGCCCCCATTCCACGGCTTGCTCGCATGATTAAATCCGTGTCTTTCCGCGAATGGCAATACCATCCGCACGTTTGGAAGCCGATGAACGAACAGAGCCACCACGTTTTAAACCGGTGCTGCCCATGAATTTGTTTTCATCAGCCTTTTTCTTAATGCCGGTCAGAATGCGATCTTGGCCACGTGGTGTGGTGTCCTTTGCCGCATCTTCAGCTTGCTGTGCAAAACGCTTAGCATTGTAAGACTCAGCACGCTCACGCATGGTTTCTTGGCGCAGTGGCGGCTTTTTAAAGCGGCTAGCCAAACGATCTGTTTCATCACCAGTATCTGGAGCTGAACTACCACGGCGTGTCAAACCTTGTTGCTTGTTCAAATAGTCACGCAAACTCAAGCCAGACTTAGCCAACTCTTCTTTGGTAACCATCTTGGGCTTGCTAGGAGCGGCAGCCTTAGGTGTGAATTTAGGCGCTTCTTCTTCCATGCCCATGCTGTCTTCAACATACTTACGGGCACGGGCGCGGGTTTCGTCATCAATGTTGGGGTTCTCGCCCTCAACAATGTCACCTTCCGCATAACGCTTCATCTTACGTGTAGCCATTATTTTTTCCCCTTGTACATGCCGCCGCCGCACATAGCAATCATCTTGCCTTTAGTCTTGCCTTTGGTAGCAATACCATCAGCGCGCTTAGAAGCAGAAGACACTGAGCCGCCTTTTTTGTAGCCCATATCTTTAATCTTCTTGCGGTCAGCTGCATCCTTGGCTTCTTGAATTGCTTCATTCTGCTGAGGAGTGCGTTTAGCTGCAGCCATCTCGGCTATGGTGGGAGGGTTAACAAAGCCACGACCGGCGCCAGCTTCACTCTTGCCCATTAATTTATCCAGAAAACCCATGATTAACTCCTTAGCAGGCTTTGCCGCCCTTTTTCATTTTGACGATCATGCCTTTTGTTTTGCCTTTAGAGGCAACGCCATCACGGCTTGGAGCGGCAGTTTTTACAGCACCCATTTTAGAGGGCATGCCACCTTTAGCCAACTTAGTCATGGGCTGACCTTTGTGCAAACGGCCTTCGTGTTTGTTTACGGCCTTCTGCATCATGGCTTTGTCCATCTTTACGTCTTCGTGCTTCATATCACCACCCTCTTTAAAAAGCGCCATCTTTCCATGTTTGGTTTTTGGCTTGTTAATACTTTGTGCGTCTGGACGAGTCATTCCGCCAGTACCAAATTTCTTACCCTTATCCGCTTTGAGGAACTCCTCCCCAACACTAGACTTGATTCCAACCTTTTTTGCAAACGCAGGATTCTTGGCTACAGCGGCCATGAAGTTGTGTTGCTTTTTACTCGTGCTTGGCATCATTATCCTTTTTGGCGAATAAGCTGGTCAATTTTTTCTTCAAGTCTGTTAAAGCGCTGGTCAATGTGACCTGTAATTCTTTCAACTTCTGCTTTAGTAACGTTGTCACGTGCTACCTCCTCGCGGGTTTTGTTAAGCAAAATACCCAAGCGTGCTAATTCAGCAAACTTTTCTTTTGCTACAAACGTCAGTATGCCCACTATCAAAGATAGTGCGGCAGACCAAGCCATGTTCATGTCTAGCATTTCCACGCCCTAAGTGATTTGTTTATGCGTGAGTCTGGGTCTTTGGCGGTCTTCTCGCTTGTCAATTTCTTCTTCATACCCGTCATTCGAGCGCAAAAGGAATCCTTGCGAGCGCCACCTTCTGGCTGGGGCGGTTTCAAATTCATGCCTTGCTTTTTCGCGGAGGCTCGTCCCTTGGCATTTAAGCCACCCTTCGGATTCTTGCCTTCTTTCCTCTGCCATGCTGGTGACTTAGCCATTAGCTACTTTCAGTTTAGATTTGCGAACCGCCTCAAGAAGCGGGATTACAACTTCTTCACGGAAGTTATTTTCAAACGTATCTGTGCCAACGTGTGGCAAACTGATATCCACATCAATATGGATCTTAAAACCATGCTCGCGTGCGCGATCACAGAACAAATAGTCCTCACCAACATATTTGCCGTCTTTAAGAGCAAAGTCAAAGATGCTGCAAATTTGCTCACCCTTGAACTCATACATCCATTCTGGGTGGTCCTTAGACATCTTCTCAAGAACATGACGCTGGATCAACATAAATCCAGTGCCAACGCGCTCCACGCGCATCAATGAACCATCAAACTCTAAGTCTTGATTCTCATTGAAGTAAAGGTCAGCAAAAAAATAGCGGTCTTTTGCTCTGCGTGGATAGGCTCCAGCAGTAATATCTTTGCCGGCACTTTGCGCAACCAAACGCAAAATGTCATCTGGTGTGGCAATCACATCAGAATCAATAAACAGCAGCTCTGTGCAATCTGACTTGAGGAACTCATGCACCAATTGGTTTCTAGCCATAGTGATGATTGAGCACCCAGACACATCGCCCATATTGACGGACACACCAAA